AGCTTGTTGATAGCAAAACATTCAAAAATCCTACAACCTTGCTTGTTGCTTTCACACTAGATTTTAGTGAAGCAAATCCGAAACAAGCTGGAAATGGAGACAGAGTTTTCATAAACGAAGCTGCTCTATTTCTAACCACAACAACTGATACATCAACCGTAAATTCGTTTATTATGCTTACAAGAGCAACATTCTCTACAGTAGAGAAAACACCGGATAGGAAGTTAGAGTTTGAATGGTTTATCTACTTCTAAGAGGGTTTACAAATGAAATTTGATAAGGATATATTGCATCTTTACGAGAAGTTAATACGGGATCCTAGTTTGGATCCCGTATTCGAAACACTTTATCTCACTGCAAAAGGTAAGTTTCAAGAGCTTTTCGATAAGGTGTTTACTATAGATCATTATGAGGATGTCTCTGAGTCTTATAGGAAACTCAAAGAGGTTTTCATAGATAGATATGCTAAACTTTACGCTCTTGCTTCTTATACAAGCAGGAAATATATGCCTCTTATGCAACTTCCTGAATTTGCAATCGATTCAATTTTCGAATCATTAGGTTTTTCTTTTCATAAACGATTGAAATACGATGATAAGAAATTAGTTGTTCAAAATATCACCGAATTAATTCAAACTAAAGGAAGTAAAAGTCTTGAATATGTATTGCAAATTCTTCTCAGATATACAGATATAAAGCTCATAGATCTTGATCTAGTATTGGACTCAGATGGTAACTGGAACTTAATTAACCCAAAAACGGGTTTCAGATACAGAATTCATCGAATGCAAGATAACCATTGGTTGACAGATCTAGATTCGTTAAAGAAAAGGGTTAAGTCCCAATCTCTTCCATCTCAATTCAGAACACCATTCTTTACATTGTCAGCAAGTAAGATCAATCCTGATGATGTTACTACCATAATCCTATTCATTAATGTATTGGTGAGAAACGAATTAAGGGACTATTTGAAAACTGGAGCATTCAAAAGCCAGATTTTTCTTGATGCATTTGATATAGTTATATCTCTAACTGAATTATGGTTGTTCGTTATTACTCTGTATTCAACGTACATTAAGCTTACTGTGGGCGATAATTATCTTGCTGATCATCCAGATAGTTTAGTTATCTTTGATGAAGATACAGAAATTAAAACAGAAGTTTTCGATGCTGTTTCACGAATATCGAACCAACAACTTAGAGAATTAACCTATGATTTCTTCATGAAAAATTATGATAGACTTGAAGATGTAACTTATGAGGAGTTTGATTCTTATCTTGCTTCTACATGGGATGATTACTATGCTCTTGAAGAAGGAATTAGAAAGTCATATATAGGTTCAGCCTTTTTCTATCTTAAACTTAGTAAACATAGAATGACGCATTTTTACATAGATCATCTTTGGAAACAACTAACACGTCTTCCTAAGAACTATATCGAAAAGTATGTTTCATGTTTAGAAGATCCATCAAAAGGCTTGTTATACGTTTTTTATGATCATTTTACGAAAAACTGGAATGACAAATCTTCAGAAATTGTACAAAAGATTGTCAGAAACGCAGAAGGGCAGTTAAGCTTAATCAATCCTAAACTGATAAAATTCAAAAACAAAATTGTTGAAAAGTATAATGATGGTGAAATAACAGCTGATGATATACAGAAACTTATTGTGTATCTTTTGCTAAAGATTGCAGAATATCTCTTTAAGCAATATGTCATAAAGTTTCCAATTGATATATACTTTGGTGTAGCTTTAAACTTCTATACCAAGGATATACTAGAAAGGACAATAGATGAGTTAAAACCAACATATGCAAGACCCATCTTTGGCACTAACGTAGTAAAGTTTGAATACGATAATCCATTATTGGAATCAATCAGGTATCTCCTAGAAACTTTAATGACTTTGCCTCAAAACTTGTATGATACACAAAAGTTTTCTGATTCAACTAAAACTACACTTAAACTTGTGTTTGCTGATTTGTTGAACAACTTCACTCATGTTTATAAGTTTTTTGATCCAAACTTCGTTACAAACATACTAAATCAAGGTAAAGCTATCAAAGTTAACTGTTGTAACGCATTAGATCCATATTGTTTATCAACCTATAAAGACTTGAAGGATAAATGGTTATGTTGTGATGATGAAAGAATCACACCTTGCAACTGGTGTGAAAGTTCAGCCTTTTATAATGAGTCAGTTTATGAAGAAGCTGCTTATGATATGCTTCCATCACAATCAACAAACGTACCATTTAAGGAAGTTATAGCAGAAAATCCAAAATGTATACGAAACTGTATGTATGATGGAGTTTACGATAAAAGTACTTATAATAAAGTCCTCTACGATAGATCTTCTGGTAAACCAGAGAACTGCAATCAATACTACATACATGATGGTTCTCTCATACAAACGATGAGATATTGGACACAAGAGAACCTTCCAGTACATGATGTCTATAATGAAGCAGTTTTCAACTATTCTCTCTATGATAATGATAAGTTAAAGGAGAATAGAATTAGAATTTATGGTTATGTAGAATTATCAAGTTTAAAGTACACAGACTATGTTTATGATACTTTTGCACAATCTATAGTATATAAGTATGAGGATCGCCCAACATATGGTATTTACAATGAAGCTATTTATGATTTTTCTCTTTATGATGCTTTTACACAAACGACCGAAAGTCTCTCAGTACATGGTATTTACAATGAAGCTCTTTATGATTTTTCTCTTTATGATGCTTTTACACAACAAACAACAAGCTATGAAAGTCTCTCAGTACATGATATTTACAATGAAGCTCTTTATGATTTTTCTCTTTATGATAATAATGAACCGAAGAATAAACCTGAAGTTATTCATAAAGATAGCGAAAATAGTGAACCGAAAAAGAATAAACCTAAGGTTTATATTCATAAAGAGAGCGAAAATAATGAACCGGAGAATAAACCTAAAGTTTATATTCATAACTATTTCAACAGTGATAGATACTACCCATTCAACACGTCATACTTTGACAAGTATGGAATTCTTTTGAATGATGATATTGAAAACTGGTTGTTGGATGCAATACAAAATAGGACCATCTACTCAGTTCTTGACGTAGTAGATGACCTTAAGAATCATCCAATTCTATCTTATCTTATGGTTCATGGAGAGATTCTCAATCAGATAATAAAACAAAGATTTCAAGAATCACTTACATATAACGATAAAGTTTGCATTAGTAATCAAGTTGTAAGATTCAAAAGTATCTTTACATATACAGAAAAGCAACAGATTTCGATAAATGGTTTGCTTTCTGATAAAATCCAAACAGATAATTATCTCTGGATATATGGCGTAGGACAAGGTCTTTATGATGACCTAGCATCCCGTTATGATATCGCGACCGTATACTGGTAGAACAAGTTAATAGACTTTAATCGTTAATTCTGTCGGAGGAATAAACTAAATGATAGTTGGAAATACGGCTGGTGTCTTCAGACAAATCATAGATAAATCCCAGTATCCAGAAACCGTAGGAGTTAGTACATCCGCAGCGATCGCATTTACATCAGAACGAGGTATTGATAATACCTGGATCCTAATCTCTGGTGGACCAAAAGAATTACTTGAAACATTTGGACAATTAGACGTGGTAAAACAAGGACAAGCTTATCTGAACGCATATAGATTCAGCTCTGTTTCTGGTGCTCTTTACGCTATGAGAGTTCTTCCAAATGCTGATGATCCTGGTATTGTAAATCCTGCAAGATTTGCCCACATAGTCTTAACGATTGCGAAAGATGCTGATCATAGTGAAATTCAAACTGTACTTCCAATCTACTATAACAATGACAAAACAACCTCTAACACTGTGAATGACGATAAAAGAAAGGAAGCTCCTACAAGGTTCACCACTTTAAAGTTTACTCTACCTGATGGCTCTACGACTAACACTAACATCTATGAATACATAGCTTCAAACTTTACGTTGGATGATACTGAAAAAACAGATATACAGAATGATACAAACTTAAAGGCTGCATTCCTTGATCCGAAAGGAATAAGTGAGTTAGACGCAACTCTAATTCCATTCACCATATTCTATGCAGTTGGTAGAGGTGATTGGTATAACAGAATAGGACTAAGAATTGCTGCTGTTCCTAATGAACCTGAAGTATTCTTGCTAGAAGTATATGTAAACACTGACAATGGTCCTATGACTGTTGAATCATTTTACGTCTCTTGGAATCCATCCATTGTAGATGGAACAGGAGAAACTAAATTTGTTGATCACGTAGTTAACACATACTCCAAATATATCAGAAGTATGACAAACAAAGATCTTCTTCCTATACTAAACGCTCCATCTTCTACAACTGTGGATGGTAGAACTCTCACAGTAATAGAAGATATCTTAAGAAATACAGCATTTGCTATTGATACTTACAATACTTCTTATCCTTTATATGATTTTCAACTTATGTATGGAACAGATGGAGATCTCTATCAGAATGGACTTCTTAACAGAAAAATCTACACGCAATGTCTTCTTAGTGCTTACAATGGCCTATATGATAGTAATATTCTAAATAAAGAAGAAATCGTAATTGATTTGCTTATAGATGCAAATCATGATATATCCGTAAAACAAGCAATGGTGAAACTTGCAGAAAAACGTGGAGATTGTTTTGTCGTTCTTGATTTATTACCAGCGGGTGACGTTAATGGAATACTCGATACAATGAAAACTAAGTTTAGCTGGTTAAATACTTGGATGGCAGCTGTTTATGCACCGTTTACAGTTATTAAAGATCCTATGACTGGGCAAGAGATCAAAGCTACTCCTTCTTATCATGCATGTTACGTTTATCCATTAAATGATCAAGCTGGTTTCTGGAAAGCACCTGCAGGATTAAATCGTGGTACTCTCACAGATATTGTAAGACCAGTAGTTGATATATCAGCATTACCAGATGTACTTGAAAAGTTATATACTAATAGAATTAATCCTATAGTTAAGAAACGTGGAGTCTATTTATTCTATGGTAACGAGACAGCCCAAAGAGTATCATCTGCGTTATCTGATATCAACGTTGTAAGAACTCTCTTAAGATTAGATAGAGATATTAGCAGATTCTGTGATCAATTCATCTTTGAAGACAATACACCTGATACTTGGTTGAGAATCGAGGAAGGTGTAAGAGAGATACTGACTAGATATAAAAAGGAAGGTGCGCTTTATTGGTACGACTTAGAAGTTGGTGCTACAGAATACGAAATCAAACATCATATCGTTCACGTTAATGTTTATGTTAAGATTGTAAGAGCAATTAAAGTTGTAAACCTTGTTTACACAGTTAAGTAAACAATGATGGAGACCTAGGTGAATAACTGCCTAGGTCTCCATATCCTTTTATCGAGGATAGTCAAATGTTTATCTCCTATCTCTCGCATGGTGCTCCTAAGATCGACCAGGAGTCAGACAAACTTGTTTATGCACATGATCCAGCAATACTTGGTTACTTTGGTGTTTACTTTGAAGGAATTAGAAACCTAGATTCAAGAATATTTGATAACACTGTAAACCAGTATGCAATTGAAACCAATTCTGATATTCGAAATCCAAAACTTGTTGAAGACTCTTTAATGGCTTATTGCGTATCTGTTGAAATCCCAGAGTTAAACCTGAAAATTATTGATAAACAAACAGTACAATATTTTTCTGTAAAGATTCCATCAACTATTGACTATGGTTCTCAAAATGTAACATTCAGATTTTATGATACATCATCTGGTATAGTTTCAAGGTTTATAAGAAACTGGTTTTTTGCTTTAAGAAGACCAGACAAGCAGTTTCCAAAGAAGTATGTTGCTAAACAAAAGATTCATGGGAAAATGATGCTTAAATGTAACGCCATATTGTTTGCTACCGATCCATCTTTATCAGAAGTAACCTTTGCATGTGGTTTCTTAGGTTTAATGCCTACAAACTTACCAATAACGCAATATGCATCTGATGTACAAACAAGAACTTTTGCTATACTATCCCAAACGTTTTCTTTTGACAAAATAGTAGTCGATGATCACATATACAATTTTGCTTACAACAAATTACTTCCAACGTTAGCTTCTCACGATGGAGTTGTACAATGGTCAACATAAACCAATCATTAAAAAGTGCATTCAAAAGTATCGAATCTCATGCCTCTAGTCTTGTATCAACAGCCAAGAATACATTCAAAGATATTGAATCTCATGCTTCTAGTTACTTATCGAATGTTAAAGGTGCAATTTCAAGTGCAATCAAATCAAACATAAATGCAGAAGTACTAGGCTCATTTGCTGAAAAACTAATAGCCTCCAAACTTGAGAAAATCAAGCGTAAGTTGGAGAATAAAATACGACATATTGATAAGTCGATTTCATCCTATATCAAGATGATAGAAAAAACTTTTGGTGTTTTTACACTAGCTTTTGGTACTCATGCTAAATGTGAATATCCACCTCATTTGCTTCAAGATCCTTACATCACAGGATACTATTATGTAACTGTAGATCCTCCATCTAGCATTGTAAAGCAAGTTAAATTTGATACACTAAAGTTTAGACAGAAACTTGGATTTCTTTGCAAAGATATGCAATTACCAACACTAACAATGAATCATGTTGAAAAGATTGGTTATGGGGGTGTTAAACAACAAGTAGTATCTAACATAGATTATGAAAGAAGTGTGACCCTAACATTTTATGATACATACAATTTGGAAGTGTATAAGTTTTTCAAAGCTTGGTTTCTATCTATAGTAGATCTAAAGACAGGATTGCATCTCTATGAAAATCAATCAGATTTTAAAACATCAATAGTTGTAGTACATGCCGATCCAAAGATGTCAGCTATCGACTTAGATGTATTTATAGGAGCTCACCCATCTCAGCTTCCTTTAGTATCTCAATCAAGAGATCCATCAATTAAAGAGATTCAAGTTACTTTTCAGTTTGACATGTGGCTACCAACTAGATAACCTAACCTAATAACCTTATACAACTTTATTACATTTTGAAACGTTTCCACTTATTTAATAGGAGGAACTTCGCTTATGGCAAGCCTTAAGGATTTCTTAAGAAATGGACTTACGGGTACATGTGAAAATGCTTATCAATATGATCCTTTTATCAAAGGTACATTCTTTGCATTCATTAGAGTACCAGAATCGATTGATTTATCAGACTTTGAAGATTTGTTTCCAAGAACAGTTTTAGCTGTAACTCTTCCGACACCAACTATTACAGAGCTTGAAGCAATTGGTCTAGGTGGACTAAGAACACTGCATCCTGGACAACTTAGTTTAGGAAACGACCTTCCTGTAAGATTAAGAGATACTTATGAACTCAGAGTAATCAAAGCTATTGGAAAGTGGCATGATACTATAAGGAGTTATTCAACAGGACTTGCACAAGTTGAACTAAGATCTTCTAATTATAAGGGAACTCTTGATCTAATCATTACATCACCAAGTGGAAAGTATGCACCATTTGGAGTCACATTCTTAGGTGTCTGGCCTACAACAAATCCTCTTAATGCTATCGGTGCAGATGTTAACGATGTTGCAATTGCTGAAGTTGATGTCACATTTAAATTTGACTTAATCTGTAAGATGGATCCTGCAAAAGTTAAGAAATATATTCAAGAAATAGAAGAAGTTGACTTCTAGAAACAAGGCAAGGGATCAAATTCTGGTCCCTTGCCTTTAACATTGTTTTAGAGAGGATGCATATATGATAGACAAAGTAATTACAAAGAAAGCTGGATTTGATATAAGTGAGACTGAAAGTATAACATATGATAATGTACCTCTTGTTTCAGGTTACACTTTCATTCATATACGCGTTCCGGAATGTGTGAAGAGAATAGTAACTAACTATGAAGAATTGGAATATGTATTAGCTGTAAATGCACAAGCTAGTGACTTACCTTCCAATACGATTATATATGAACCAAAAGAGCATGGGCGTGGTCTAAAAACAATGGTTCCAATAGGAGAAGATACTGGACATGAATTTTCCATCAGGTTTTATGAGAATGTTCAATTTGATGTATTCAACATTCTAAGTATTTGGTATTCATGTATTTTGAATCCAGCAACATATAGACCTTTGTTGAAGAAGAATTTTGGTGAGTCTTGGTTGGAGTTGACTAAAACTACAATTACGATCTATATTCTACCGCAAAACTTCTTGAATAATCCAGATTCATTACTAATCTATAAAGCATATGGTACGTCAATCACATCTTTAAACAACGCTGATTTCCAACCAGATATTTCTCAAAATAACATAGTTGTCCTTAATGCTACATTTCAATCTGATAGGTTTATACCGTTAACAAAATCTCTAGCAAATTTGTATGGTTTAAGTAAAGTTTATGAAAAGTCTGTGAAAGATTTACAGATAGGTCTCGAAGAATTAACTGATTATGCATATGATGCATTCATCAAAACCTTACTTGAGCTTGAAACAAGTATCAATAACCAAACCTAACCTTATAACCTTATACAACTTTATTACATTTTGAAACGCTTCCGCGATATGGAGGTTTAAAGTTTTGATTTCAAGAGATCAAATATTGCAAACATTGTTGAATGAATTCAAATCAAAATTTGGATTCCAAATTGACTTTGATAATCCCAATCTCGAAACTTGGTTGGTGCAAACTTTAAGCATTCTTGATGAAAATCAACTTATGTATCTTTCGTTGCTTATGAATGAATCTTTTCTATCAACAGCAATATTACCAAGTACAATCAAAAAATTTGCTATAGATTATGGTTACAAATACAAAACAGTCCAACCCGCTACAGGTTACGTAGATTTATACATAGCTTATGATAATTCTACTAATATTGATGCTGTAATAGACTATAACACGGAATTTCAAACTAATGACGATATTACTTATATTCCACAATACAAGGTTTATATCACATATTCAAAGTACACAAACATTGCAAACATAATTGCTTATGATATTACTGGTAATAAATTCGTACTTCCTTATACTTATGAAGTAATAAGCAAAGATGATACGTATTACAATGTGATACATTTTCAACTTCCAGTAATACAAGCAAAAAGAGAAATCTTATCCTTCATTGTAAGTCCCTCTGATGTAGTAAACTACAAGTTTCCAACGTATACAATTCCATTTCCAACAGAAGGACAACTAAGTGATATTAACGTTTATGTTTCTGGTGTTCCTGCAGAAAGAAAATCATTCTTGTTTGAATTAGATCGTGATAGATATTCATTTGTATTGCTTGAAGCAGCTGATAGCTATCAACTTATTTTCGGTAATGGTTTAATTGGAAAGAGTCTAAATCCAGGTGAAACAATTACAGCTGAATTGCTTATATCTCTTGGTTCTAAAGGTAATGTATATGCAAATACATTAAGCCTTAAGCAATCTATAACAAACAAAGCTACTGGAAATCCATTAAACGTCATAGTACATCATCCAGATATTCTTAATGGACAAGATGCAGAGAATCCAAATGATATAAGACTGAATGCAATCAAACAACTTCATAAAAACGATAGATTGGTTACCCACAAAGATTTCGAATTTTTAGCAAAGGATAAGCTTCCCTTTCAGGATGTAAAAACAATTTTTACAATCTCTGATTTATTTGTAAACGAAATATGCATGTTTGGATTCTTTACCTATAAAGGAAAACTTGTCAAAAGTTTAACAGGTAAGCTTACAACAGAAAGTGTTAAAATCAAGCAGTTTACAACTGTTTATCAAAATAACCTTGAATGTGTTGATCTATCGGAAACTAAAGAGAATGATAATGCATTAGAGTTTGTAGTACCATTTGAGATAGATATCAATACGGATACAATGGTTGGTGTTGTTTACTATTATCCTCATATGTCAAACATAAATTTCAAAGTTGTTCAAGAAAGCTATTACTCTGTGGATCATCAATCATATGCAAAACTAAACCAAGCCTTATTTGTGTATGATAAAGATGATAAACAACCAAAACTAAGACTTAAATATCTTCTAAATGTTAACGAATTTATGAGTCCTGAAGACAACATCCAAGTTGAAGTAAATCTTACGCAATCGGGAAAAAGTTACAATCTTTCATACAATAAAGCTTCATTCGATACGGTAAGCAATATTCTGACTGTTGATGTTAATTTACCTGACGATTTAACAGAGGATTTTATTACGGGACGAATTACTTTCAGGTATAAATACGCAACACAAACTGATTATGAAACGATAAACTATGTAGAGCTATCACCATTCTATGTGAAGTATAACGTTTCAGCCTATACCCCAATCAAAGTGAAATTCGAAGACAAAAAGTACGTAATCTACGGTGTTCCTGTTATAGAATACATTGAAGATATTATCGATCACCTTAATCAGCTTTACGTATCAGGTGTATCTTATATTGAAGAAAGAAAAATGCTAACTAATAAAGTTGCAATAGCTTTCGGTAAAACAGCTGGTTTATTAATGAATACCAAGCTATCAAGATCTCCTCTCAATTCCGCAAAACCTGGCCAATTTGAAACTCCTGTTAAATTGTATATCAGAGTTTACGTACATACACTAGAAGCTGCTACTACTATACAACAAAGAATTAAGAAACTTGTAACGTCGTTCATACGTCCTGGATTTGACGTAGATATTATTAGAAGCACAATTGTGAAACTACTTTATGATAATCTTGATTATCTAAAAGATGTAGAAGTTTACATAGTAGACAGAAACGGAAAACTTACAGAAGAAGATATAAGTATTCATGTAGATTCTTACGATATTCCAAAAGACCAGGTTCTAACATTTGTGCCTGAAGTCATTGGTTTACAAGAACCAGAAGTTGAAGTTATTTATGTTTAAAGGAGATACGAAATGAAAGAAAGGCTTTCATTCAAGTTTATAAGCAATGCTTATGTATCAAATCCGTCGAATTTTAGAGATCGTTTCTTCTTCACATTTGATGAAGAAAAGTATAAAACATATCTAGAACTTTACAGACAACAGATAGTAGCAGAAACTATGAAAACTTTGATGACAAATTTCAACCAGAAGGGGCCTGCTTTATTGGCACCTTCTGTTGTTTATCTCCGCGAATTTGAATACCAGTTTACAGAGATGTTTTGGAGAAATGTATTAGAGCAAGATCTTCTGTTACACAATATACCTATATCATGTGGTGGATGTATTGATTGTATCATTGATCAACTTTTCACGAACGTATGGAATCAACAAACTCTAGAAACTGTAGGTTCTCTTATTAATGAATGTGTTTCTAAAGGTTCTTCATTAGATCGTGATAAGGTTGGAATATTTTCGATAATGTATAACATGCAATATAGACCAATAGATTTCGCAATTGCTAATTTTCATGATTATCAAGCAAGTTGGATTTCTTTATCATCTTATATAGCAAACGCAGTATTTTATAGTTTGCTTGTTTTTTTGGATTCGTACATTACATTGGATACACTTAATCTACAAGTTCCTGATACTTGGTATAATATCATTAAGAAACTAATTGCGACAAAATTTGAAAGCAATATATACGATGAAGATTCACTGAAAAAGTTCCTTGTAGTTAAAAAGATTGTTGCAAGTATACAAACTTATATTCGTTACTTGTTTGACGTTTTGAATTCTGATAAGTCATGGGAGTATTCATACTTTGCAAAGATAGCCTTACATAAAACATTAATCGATTTAGTAAACCAGATGATTAATGCCTCTGATATAAAGTCAGTTATTGAATCATTTGATTTTAACAGTGTATTTACAAATCATTACAATAAGATTAAAAATGAAGCAGAATGGCAATTCAAAAGGTTTGATAAAACAAAAGTACAAGATTACTTCAATCAGATTGTTAGTAATTCTACGGAGGATAAGCATATTCATCCTGCATTATATCCCGTTTTTCAAGCAATTTGCGAAGGACAAGATATTCATTCTAAGGATGATTTCAGTTTCACCTATAACAGTTTAAAAGCTATACAGAAACTTTCTAACTTTGATAGTGTTAATATCGATGATTATATACTTGACGACGTTTCATATAACTACGACGTACCAAATAAGGATGTATGGTTGTCGTTTATTCGAGATGATCTATTAAACTACATTGATAAACAGTTACTCAAGGATATTGAGAAATATCAAGCTGAAGATTGGTTCTTTGAAATCTACAATAACGTATACAAAATAGTTGTAGATACACTTGCAACAAGCTTTACAGTTCTTACTCAACCGTTGATAGCTGAATTAAGAAACAAATACAACTTACCAGCCATTGAAGAATTAGAGCAAACGATTAACAGCGCTGTGTATGTTGTTTTATATCAGCATGCACAATCTAGTATTCCTAAGATTACCCAAGCTTTTCTTAAAGCACGAGAAGGTATAGATATTTCCCATGAACTAGATAATCTTGCAAATGGTGATAGCATTTATCTCACAAAAGTACTTCAAAACACGTTTTCAGATGCTATTAGTAGGTACAAAAGCTATATTGATTTCAATGATCCTAAATACGAAGTTAAACAAGCTATTATAAACGTACTTTATAACTTTGCAGGAAATACACAGCTACTGTTTGATACATTAGCTGGAAATCTAGATTTTCTCCAGGGTTTTGACAATTATTATGGACAATTTGAAAATGCATTTTTCAATAAACTTAAGTTTGAATTAAAGAAGTTTTATCATCAATTAGAGCATGCATACATAGGTCATTTCTATCTTAAGCTTGTTGAATTGGATTCTGTGTCGTATGTAATCTTTCCTATAATTGATCTATACAAAGAATACAAACTAATGGAACACATACTTATAGGTACAATCAATCTTGATATTTTGAGATACCATGCTATCAATACAACAGAATTTCCAATACATCTTAAGACAAATTACATTATGCATAACAAGATTAACGAAGATATGCTACATAAAGAGGATTACAGAAGAATAATGTTATCGATTATCCATACCTAACCAAACCTAACCTTATAATCATATACAACTTTATTACAAAATGAAACTCTTCCGAGGATTCTCCAATATGAGGTACTTCGTTCAAACCCTGATACATCCTTATGTACATCTTGAAAATCTACAAGTTGAATTGTTCCAAGAACTAGATCTTGATCATCGTATTAAACAACACATCTTGAATTTTCTGGTGTTGAATGTTTGGTTCGATAATTTTGAAAAACAGATCGTCGATTTAGGACTAGCATACTATACAATACGTCAATACTTCGAGAATAATGATGATTTCATTATCATCAACGATCCAGAATTTACACTAAGAAAAGAAGCGTTAACTCACATTAATAGATTCTTCCCATCTCTAGAGCTTAAGATACCTTTCTATATACAATCCCCTCCTAAAGATCGAATAATTCAATCATTTGAAGATTTCAAAGATGGTTCAAAAATACTTAATACTGCTCTGTATTTAACCTTAAAATATTGCAAACCTAATTTACAAACCGTAGATTATAACTTCATACAAGTTAAACAAGTAGGGAGAGTACTCTAATGTTTGATTATGTAAAAGCCGTTAAGCAGATTTATAAGGATTTTCTTGCTAGACAACAAGATTACATAGCCATCACATTGATTAACAATACAACAACTGATGCATATATGGCATCTATTAACAATCTATATCTGCTGAAATTTGATCCTCAATATCAACTAAGAACAATCGTATTTATCCCTCCTGATTTTCCTGAAGAAGTTTCTGTATTTCAAGGTAAACTCTTATCAATATTCGATAAACAAGAAGATATTCCGTATGTTAAACGCTTTCTTGTTGAATTGGATAGTATGTGCCAACAATATTCAGCATTGCAATCGCTACTTAATATAGCTTTGTTTAGGAAGGAGTAGAAAGTCATGGATCTGATAAAACCTGTAAAGAGTTTCTTAAGAAACTCTCCTTATATTGCAAAAGGAAAAGAAATATTACAGAAGACAGCTAAAAGTGTTTTGGCACCTGTATTGAAAACCACAACATACAAATACTTCAAAAAAATACTAACAGGCTCACTTCCGAATTTTCCACCATCTTACATACCAGGTGCTTCTTCTGTTCCACCTACTGTTTGGAACTCACAAGTAAAGCAGATACTCAAACCTGTTGGTGGAATCGTGAAAAGACCTACATTTCAAATATATAGACCACCTCAAGCTGCTACAATAGGTGATCTAGTTTTTGGTGTACCACCTGAATATCTTTATCCAACAACATTAGCTGGGAAAGAGTATATGGACAAACCTGAGGATCTCTTTAGATTTTTCATTATCAAGGATGTTGGTCAGATTCAGCTACCAGAAGAATTGAAAGGTGGTAAATCATTCTGGCAATTTGAATTTCAGTCAAAATGGGATGATTTTGCAGAATTAGTAAACTACATTCTTACAAGTGGTCAAGTACGCGATAAAGTTTATAAGCTTGGTGATAAGAAACCAGTCAAATTTGCTATTGATAACAATGAATTTCAGTTTAGTTTCAATAACAGTTATACAGATACATTTCTTGAAAGAATGAATAATGTATTATCTCAACCAGCAAGACAAATAGCCTATATGTATGGTGGTACATTACAATCGGCTATTAAGCAGTTTGGTGATTGGGTGAAACAACTCGGTAATAGCTCTGTACTATTAGCTCCTTTAACTGGAATGTGGAATGCTGCAGAAAAAATTGCTAGTTCAATGTCCAATGCAAACGTCCCAGAAGGTGTAAGACAATTCTTCACAGCGTTGAATACAGGTTCTAGAATTGTCTTTCCTAAAATTTGGCAAGGTTCAAATTTTAGTAATCAATTTACAATAAGGACAACATTGTTTGCTTTATCTGATGATCAAGATGAGATAAGCAAAAGAATTCTTGTACCATTAGCAATAATTCTTGTATTATCAACGCCCTTAGAACCTGAAAAAGACGGTAGTGGTGGATACTTTTATAGATTTCCATTTGTAATCAGATGCGAAATCGAAGGCGCCAGAGAAATAGAAGCTGCTGTGATTACTAATCTAAGAATTGGTTTAGGAGGAGAAAGATCTTTCTATGATGTTGAAAAACGGTATCTAGCGGTCGATATCGAATTTGAAGTAATGGACGTATATGATACAATGATTACGACAAGAACTGGACAACATCCTTCCATTGTACCTACAACATCTAAATGGTTCCAATATCTATCAAACTTTATTAGAGGAACAAAGGCTTAAGTTTAATTCTTTTAATCCTTACATACCAACAATGGTATAAGGGAGGTAGATTATGGCTGATGTACAATTCCACTATGTTGATGGTCCAATGATTTTTGTAACAACACCTTTATATCAGCTTGTAAAGAATCCAAGACAAACTTGGATGGGATTGCAACATACTTTAAGGATCTGTTACTGGAATGATATTGAAGACTATGAATTACTATTGCATTTTATTGTAACAGATCAAATTGATATTAGATCCAGAAGAGATTCATTTAGGTCAGAATTCAAGTTTCTTCTAAATTACGAAGAAGTTGTTACATTTGCAAGTGACATAAGAGAAGTTGTACCTCAAATTATGCAACCTTTAAGCGCTGGACAAACCACTTCAGTATTCATGATACCTGTTAAGAATAGAAACTTCAAAATACAAGGTTTTATCGACCCTGCAGGACGAGTTAGAGTTGGTATAGAGCTTGAAAAACCTCATGATAATCTAAAAGCAAGATTTTCAATGAGTCTCAATAAATTCAGAGAATTTATAGCTGCTGTTAATGCTTGTGTTAATAACTGGCATAATACTCTAACTTTATCCTACTATCAATTCTCAAGATTGGGGAAAGGTATTATCCACATTGAGAAAACCTTATCACAAAGAATCTCTCAGCTGGAATCTAAGCTAGAGTCTTTAACTACAAGCAATAGCATCACAACAAACATAGATGTTAAAGCAACTGATTCATCGATAGCTAATATTCAAAAAATAACAACGAAAAGTACTGAAAAGCATGAAGAAATCTTTGAAACAGATGTATCACAACAGATAATGAATGTTGACACAAATAAAGTCAAAGAAAACGAGCAAAAAGTTATAGACAAAATTGACGAAATATTTAGCAATAAGATTCAAAAGAAACCACAAGAAACTAAACTGCCTTTGAGTTTGATAGATCATATTTTACAACTTAAACCATACATATTTGAAACAGATAATCTTTTTGGATTTGTTACAGCTAACCAAGAAAAGCTTAAGGAAGTATTACTTAAGTGTGGTGTATCCGAAAGCTATATTGATACACAAAGCAAACTTATAGCTTTCATGTACTCACTTCGTGATCTTCTAAAAGGAAAGGAACCAAAGAGTCCTCTTGAATTCTTCATTCAAGAATTACTTCATAGCAAGGAGGTAAGTGCATAATGACAAAAGTACAATCTCCAAACTTCAAGTATATATCGTCAAGGTGTTATACACTTAAACTTAAACTATGGAATACTCCCACTAAGATTGTTGTATGTGCCAACAAAGTGGAACCAGAAATAGAATATGTGGTTATCAAAACAAAACATCCAGAAATTGATATGTTTCAGATACATGATGAAGAAACATTAAAAGCTTTCTATAAGCTCTTTGGTATCAGGTATAACAATTATCGTTCATCAAAACTTGATATAAGAATGCAATTTCTAGGACATATAACGAATCCCAAAAGCAAACTTGTTTTCAATGAATCTATCATATACAATTGCTACAAACCAAACAAGGACGTTATAATCCGAAATAAAACAACTCATTATGGAATATGGAATGAAGAATATGAAACGCTTTTCTTGATAATTGAAAGACAAATGTTTAAAGATGGTAAAAAGATTGCTAGGAGTACCGGTTGTCTAATTGCAAAACAAGATACAATCGTAACCCTTTGGAACGTTATTTGAAAGGAGGCGATAATGTACTTATTCGGTAACGAATTACCATCTCTAATAGTTATGGATATTCTGACATCTATTGCCGTTAAAGTTAAAGACCATCTATATCATAAGCCAAAACATGTAATACTTGGTCATTCAACAGCTGTACTTAGACAGTGGCAACAAATGAAACTTTATGAGAATGACGAAGAGAGGGAGAGAGAACTTACAGCTCCCTCTCTTCCTATTCTCTCTATTATACCTAACGATTTACAACCAGATCAAGCACCTTTTGCATGGCATAGAGATCTAGCATCTGTAAATAGAAGAATGGGATTTTGTGTAGTTAGAACAGATGACTTCATGATCAGGTATGTACCTTACTTATATACTATTAGATTCAGCATGATATTCACAGGAAGAAGTTTTCCTGATGTAACTGATGCTAAGATAGCTATAGAAGAACTGTTTTCTACAAGACAGATGAATGAATATGAGATTACAAGCCTTATAGCTCTCCCAGTTTCAGCTATTGAAAGTGTTGTAGATCCATCTATATTAACATCAATTCAATCCTACATACCGAAATCATTGATTAAGCTTATTGGAGAAGAAAGATATACTATTCCATTTCAACTTAGGTATTTCTTGAGGTGTATGGGACAATCTGAGAATTCACAACTGTTTGGTGAGCAAGGTTTGCCAAACTATTCAGTCAGCTTTGATTTTGAATTGATAGTAAATCTTCCAACAAAAGTCTACATGGAATACGCAGGTAAAATCTTACAAATTGATTGTAAGATACATACAAACATAGAAAACAAAGATGAATCTAAGAAAGAAGATCACGATAAAAATGATGTTACAATAGTTGAACAGACAGATTTAGAGGTTGATAGTGAAACTGGAAGTTTTATCATTCATACGATTCTTAAAGCGGAAGAACATTAATTAAGCCTTAATGGAGGTTTTAAACTTATGTCATTAGATGCTCTTACGGAATTGCTTGAATCTTCCAAGCAGCAACTAGAAAGTAACGAAAAAGATCTAACAGTTAAAGATACCAAAACTGGTATATATCTTGCTTTAAGAAGAAAGAATTTCAATGATGAAAGTGAAGAGAAGAAGTTTTTCAAAGCTGTTGAAAGGATTGTTAGAGGTTCTTTAGAATACAGAGAATGGGTATCTTTTGTGAAAGATACATTACAACTGGATGTTTGTGCATTTACAGGTGAAACAGATGAAGAAACTAACGATATAGAGATACATCATCATCCATTCACATTGTATGATATTGTACAAATGGTTACAGACACATATGTTATGAATGATAAAGAGTTTTGCTCTTTTGATATAGCTCAAGAAGTCCTGGATTTGCATTACAAGCTTAAAGTTGGTTTCGTTCCTTTAATAAGATCTTTGCATAAGAAATTCCACAATGGTTATCTTGATATACCTATTGAGCTTGTACACGGTGATTATGAATATCTCAAGAAAAAATACTTTATCAGACCAGAAACTCTTGAGAAGGTTGAGAAGTACGAGAAAATAAAGCTTGAACATGTAAGTCTTTACAAATGGGCTAAAGATAGATATAACATTCAGGAAGGTAAGACGTAATGTATACAACCAAATTAGATAATCTTGTTTATGAAATAGATAACGATTTGTATAACCACAAGCATTATAGACCTATAGTTGTTATTGATGGTGTAGAACTCCATCATTTGATTATTCCTGATGTAAGCTTATATATCTTTAACTTTTTCTTTGATTCAGCTAAACAACAGATTAATGATGAATCTGTTGATATTGATATACAATCCAAATCTAAGTATGGTTCACCTTATGCATATCCTTTGTTATTGTTTATCAATGGTCAAACTGGATTGCAAGATATACCTGGAAAAACAATGTATTTCCCAAATACTTTGAATGAATTTGCAAATAAATTTAGGGGCAAGTACTCCAATCATAAAGAAATAGCCATTGAATATGATTATGTTGAATTCGTAAAGGAACTACAAATTGATACTGTAACTTCTGCATATGAAGATGTAAGAAGTATATTTGGACCAATTTTTGCGGAGGCATAAGAAATCATGGAAATGCATAACATTGATAAACTTCATCTAAAAGCAATGATTAGCTCATACAACATAGATATACCAGATAAAGTACAATGTATTCTTGATGCATACAATCTTAAGCTTGTAGTTTTACATAACTCACAATTAGAAGATGAGTTAAAGTCTTTAATTGAAGAAACTAGAAACAGAAAAGATACGTTTATGATTTTCGTAATTGATAATGAACCCATGATGAAACATGCTTTGCAATTTACGGAAGAGAAAGGTGTTTCTGCTACAGCTACACAAACAATAGTTTATTTGATAGCTAGATCATATTACTTTTATGCTTTCTATTTCAACAAAGGTATGAGAGCTTATGCTTTAAACAATACAGAATTCATTAGAGCTGTTGTATCTACATTGATTACATTAGTTTCAGTAAGTGCTAGAAAATCTTATATTGCATTAAGGCCAGAAGATATGTCTGATATCAAGATTATATGCACCATATTTGCTCTATATTGTATACTTGGTTTGCATAAGAAATCTGAAGTATTGAAAGTTTTAAATCATCTCGATATAGGTGTATTCAACAAATTCAGAGTGCTTATATTCTACAATCATTTCATAAAACATTCCAAGAGCTCCAAATCTTTAGCTCATATTCTAGGTGAAATTCAAGGTTGGAACAAAGTAGCTCAAGATACTTTGATAATCAACATAACTAGAATCTTAGGTCCTACACTTACTCGTATTCTTGTAACATGTGATGCATTTGAAGATGAACTCATTACTTATGCATGGAAGTTATCAAATCTTTACTTCTATTACAAAATTGGCATAATTCATAAGGAAGCTAATGTTGGTTCTCTTAATAAGCTAACACAATTTGAATTTGCTAAGATTCTTAAAAATCTTGATAAGTTTACTAAGATGATTCATTATGGTAGGTGTTGATACTAGAATCCTAACCTTATAACCATATACAACTTTATTACAAAATGAAACGCTTCCGAGGTTTTCAATATGGCTATCACATTCAAAGATGTTATACAAGATTTGGTAACTAAAAACAACTTTGCTTTGTTTTCAAATCTCAATGAACGATATAAAGACTTGGTTAATGCAATACGAGAAAATGCAGATAATGAAATTCGACTTGCTGATATTTCTAGTGGTTCATTTGCTTCTAGGTTGAAGGCTCTTATATCTTTAGCAAGAGGGGCTAAACTTCTTGGTGATTCTAGCGACGAAGTCAAACTTGGAGTTCTGGATAGAATAGGTCTGACATTCATGTTTATTGGTTCAGTACATCTTCTTGCTGGATCAAGAGTGATACACTTCTTAAGAAATAAAGGTTGTGAGAACGCATCAACAGAGCAGTTTCTCAAAGAAGGTGTTATTGCTACTATACTAGGACGTGTAACTTTAATGATTGGTGAAAGAGCAACACGTTTAATCTGTACCAAACCTAATCTTGGTGGATTTGGAATACTCGTAATGCTTTCTGCTGGTATAGCATTTATGGATATTGGTTTTGCTCTCATAAGAAATGAAGAGTTACATAAAGCAATTCAAAGTTTCTATTTACCGTTTAAACAACAAGCAAAAGACTTTATAAATAGAGTAATACAACAAGCTGAAAAGCATAATGAATTATCGAGAGCCACAAGATTCTTCCTTTCAATGTATAAAGGACTAAAGTTTACATATGCAAAGATAAGAGCAATAGTTACAGCTATTTCTGGATTGTTTAGCAAAAATGAAAGTTATACAGCAAAAGATTATGTGGTGCTTCAGGAACAACTAGGTACAGCAATATCAAGAATAATTTCTACTATCTTTAAGATAGCTGGTGTTGCAACTCTTCTAGCTGTTGGTATAAAGGTTCTTGATGAGTTATCAGGTGGACAATTACTTAAGAAACTTTCTAATGAAGATACACCTTATAGTCCATTGTTTAAAAAACTAAAAGAATACTATGATACAAAAGTTGATCCAGTAATTAACAAACTATTTGGGAAAGAGGTTAATGTAGAGCAACAACCTAAAGAAAATCCAGAATCTTCTGATAAAGAAAGCAAAGAGGCAACAGCATAAAGGAGTTTTAGCTCATGAATTTCCTTAATGCATTATGTGATATGTGGTTCATTAGAAATGGTGAACAAAGATCTTCAAAAGTCTATCGTGCCAAAGTCGTAGATAATAAAGACCCATTAGCTCAAAACAGACTCAAAGTTTATATACCTGAATTAATGAAAGGGATATCTGGTATTTGGGCTAGACCCTCTTATCATTTTCGAAAACAAGCTATCACTCCACAAATAGGAGATGTAGTTCTTATAGTTTTTGAGAATGGAAATTTTCAGCTACCAGTTTACGTTGGTCATGTAAGACTCACTTGTCCACAAGGTGATAAACACAATCATTGTGGTTATATTAGAGAAAAGATAAAAGATTATCGACATACACCTGAAGATTACTGGTTGCTTGAAACACCTGACAATAGAAGATTTAGAGCAAATGACTATGGCAAACAAATACAGATTGAATCATTTAACACTAAACGTATAATTGAAATAGATGATCGTCATAAATATATTGAAGCTAGGTCTGAAAAAACATCCAGAAGAATCAGAATTGATGATAGCGCTAGAAAGATTATACTAAAAACTCCAAAAGGTATAATTGAAATTGACGATAATGAACCTCATATTGATGCAAGAATAGGTCATACAAAAGCTCATTTAACACCGTGGACTGCTTATATTTCATGTGAGTCGTCCCATGATAAACATGTGATAGAAATAAATGAACAACATGAATATATTGAAGCTAGGTCTGAAAAGACATCCAGAAGAATCAGAATTGATGATAACAACAGAAAAATTCTTGTAGAAACACCAAATAGCATAATCGAAATTGACGATAACAAGCCTTATATTGAAGCTAGATCTAAGAACACAAACAGAAAAATCAAGATTGATGATGCTGATAAAAGAATTACAATAGAAACTCCAAAAGGTATAATTGAAATTGATGATAATGAACCTTATATTGATGCAAGAATAGGTCATACAAAAGCTCATTTAACACCATCAACAGCTGATGTTTCATGTGGATTGTCTAACATTCATATGGATAATCATCAGATAAGAGCTAAAGCCTCTGTCATTATGCTCAATTAGGTGAGAGGATGGTTTAATGAAAACAAATACCTTAGATAAAGCATTTGCTGCTTTAGCTTATAGGATTAACATCTATCTTCAGAGAGATCCAAGACAACTTGAAAAATTCTTTGAAAGACAAAAAGAATTGTTCAACGAAAGACCTTTACTGAAAAAACTTCATAAAATGATGGTTCTGCAATACAAACTGCTACTAGAAACCGCTTCCCTACTTACATCATTGTTTCAAACTGCTAAAGCTGACCTTCCTGACGAATTGATGCCTATCTTTACTTCTGCTTTGAAAATTGAAAAACTTAAAGCAAACGCTATATCCGTTATAAAACGTTATAAAGCTTTTGGTATTTCAACCAAGGTTATTGATGATAATGATACATTAGCTCAAGCTCTTGCCCATCAAGATGTAGCAAAACATGCAGCTTTAGGAGATAGAGATCTTCAGAAAGTTATCAAGAAATATCATGAGATAATCAAGAAACAAAGACAAGAAATGGAAGAAGTTAGGAAAGCTGTCAACATTGTAAGAAAGGAATATGAGCAAAGATTACAACAACTTAAAGCTGAGAAAGAATCCATTCAAGTGGAAGCATTTGAAAGTTTCAAGAAATTGATACGTAAACTAGTGAACAAAGTTATGTCTTTTCTTTACAAGCTATATAAGCAAATTTCCATAGTAATTGGAACTGTTGATGCTTACATTCAAAAACTTCTAGAAAAATATCAAGAAAAGCTTATATCTAAGATAGCTGGAAATAATATAGCTGCTAGAATGATATACTCTGTAATATTTGCTACGTTAGTAGGAACTGTTGGTCAAAAAGCATGGACAAAGTTCATTTCAGCTTTACCTCTTGTTGGTCCAGTAGCTACAGTTACAATCATTATTAAATTTGTGAAGTCTTTTTCTAGCATTGAAACTACTACCTATCAAACAGCTAGTGCGGTTGTATCTATGACAAGAGGTTTTGAATCTGTTATCGAGCAATTTGATCAAGAATTTCAAAGCTTGGACCTATAGGGTTATGGGTCAATTATGGCCCATAACCCAGACCTTTTGTCCTTCCAAAACATCATCAAAAGGAGGAGATAGTAATGGGACAGTTCATCAAAACATGCAAAAGAACTGATGTAAGGCTAATGTTTGGGAATAATGAGGTTAAGTGGAAACCAACAGCTACAATCAGAAATAAATTTTGCCAAGTAGTAGCTCCTGCAATTGAAAGAGTACTAAATATGGTATCTTCTAAACTTGCTCAAAGATACAAAGATCTTCTGTTTGCGATTTTAGTCAACAAAGATAAATCAAAGATTGATGAATGGATTGATACTATAATTCAGATAACCGATCAAACATATGCTAAAATCGAGAAAGAAGATAAGATTGAATACCCTGATCTATCAAAGGATTTTGATGATCCTGTAACAGTAGAGGAATTCAGACAGTTTCATAAACTTTCAATTGCATTAAGATTGGCAAGTTTCGTTGTACATTACTACTGGGTGAATGAACTATCGATCAATACAAACTACATCGTTGATAGGATTGTAAGACATTACATTTCCAAGCAAACGATGAAAAAGATTCTTGATTTTATTATCATCACAGTTAACAATTCTCTTTATGCTAGAGAAGCTATGTGGAAGTATCTTACCGAGACAATTGGTATCACACCAGAAAGAAGAATTCAGATGGATCTCAACTACTTCTTTAAAGCTATGATGATATACTTTGATGCATCTAAACAACCTAATGTGATGTCTTATTTAGCAGCATTCATCAACCAATCTTTATACTATCTGTATACGGATACTTATGAAAGAAGTATGCAATACGTTAACATAATGAAAGTTAGATTTACAAAGCATTACAATTTGATTAAGCAACAAGCTGTGTTTCTTACTTTTGATCTCATTTCAAATCTTATGAAGAAAATCTTTCCTACACCCGCTTTTATAGAAAGTGATTTGCTTTCCAAAACATACAATATTACACCTTATGATGTAATGCAAAAAGGTAAGTTTGTCAATCCTGTAACAAAGTATGTAACCTATCCATTACTTCAATTCATTTATGAAATTGATGCAAACTATTACTCAGAATATAGAGATATCAGATATGTTGAACTTTATCTATCATTGATCACTGAAAACGTATTGAAACTTCCTTATCTTGCTAAACTTATGAGATCTGTAGCAGTTGACAAACATAAGAAGAAAGTCAAAATAGCCAGACAAAAATACGAATTATTTGAAAAACTTAAGTTTTCTGAGAAAAGAATATTCGATAAAAAGAAGTTTTTTATCAACGTAATTCAAGAAACTAAAAATTACCTCTATTATGATCCAGTACTGCATGATATATACATTGTTGACCCAGATCAGATGTCTGACGAATACTTACAATTCTATAGAATGCTTTTGATTGAAAAGGATAGATTAAGTAAACTTGTTGATCCAATTAGAAAATGGTATAATGTACCAGAAGCATTGAAATCAAGAACTTTAGAACTTGAAGCTATCTTTTAACATAAAAGGAGGAATAGTTATGGGTGTCAAGATTTCAATGGATGACATTATTAACCAAATTGTAGAAGAGCAACAAAAACTTAAAGACAAAAAGGAACATGTTAAGAAACTTATAGAGACTCTTGCAAGTAAGCTTGAAGATAACCATGATAAATCTTACAGAAAAATTTCTCAGCACTTGCAAGGTGAAATTATCAAATCACTCGTATCTGCTCATGATTTAGATATTAAGATAAGCAATACATTGCTCAAATCATATGAGCAATTAGCAAGGTTACTTAGGGAAATGGAAACTCAATCAGAAGTATCAGGTGATGAAATTGCCATGATTCTTCAAGCACTCACAGGAAATATACCAGAAGATTCAAAAACTGAAATCAATGTTAAGGAGTAGGTAGATGAGTGATAAGAAAATAACCGGTATTAACATTGCGGAGAATCTTAAGGATATAGCAAAAGATATATTTGGTGAAAATGCATTACAAGCAATTACGGAAATCATTCCAACTGGTATTGATGTTTTAGACCTTTATGCTGGTGGTGGATTCGCTCTAGGTACATTTGATACATTTGCTGGAATGCCACATTCCGGTAAATCAACATTGTCTATTCAAGTAGCAGCCAATATTCAAAGGCAGAATGAAGATGCAGTTGTCATATATTTCGATACAGAGAATGCTGTAACTGAGCAACGTCTAGCTGAATTAGGTATTGATAAGAATAGACTCGTATATATCTCTGGTGATGTAACAATAGAATCTATTTTCAGAACTATTGATAAGTTTATTGCATATAAAGAGCAAAATGACTTAATAGAAACACCATTCATCATCATTTGGGATTCATTAGCTTTTACTCCTTCAGAGAGAGCTTTAGCTGGACAAGAAGTACAAAATACAGATGGAATGATAAGAGCGAAAGTAATTGCAGAATTACTTCCCAGATATGAAGGTAAACTCAAGAAGTATAATATGGTTGTGCTTACAGTTAATCAACTTAGAGAAAAGATGCAATTGAATCCATATGCTGGTGGTGGAATAGCTATCAAAGGTATGGGTAACTTTACAATGCCTGGTGGAGCAATTGTATATTATGCTTCATTTCATCTGTTGCTTATGAAATCTAAAGAAATACTTGATCCAAACCAGTATGGTTTCCAAGGTTCAGTTGTAGAATGTACTTTTGTAAAGAATAAACTACAGAGACCTCTGAAACCATTTTTCTTAGTACTTGATGTTGATAAAGGTTTTAGCAACTTCTGGACATTCTATTACTACATGAAACAACTTAAAATACTGAAAACAGGTGCTTGGAATAGTTTACCAGGTTATGAGAAGAAATTTAGAACTAAAGAAGCATATGAATTATATCAGACAGATGAATCTTTCAGAAACGCATTTCTAGATGCATCAAAACTTGTGTTAGAAGAACTCAAGAAAGATTTGAAAAGTTCTGTTAGTAAGTTTGAATCTGTTGAAGTAATTGAAGAGGGACAAAGCTCTTAGGTGGGCTTTGTCCCATTTTTCTATTTTCCGAACTGAAAGAAAACGAACATACATCAGTACTTAATATGAAGAGGTGTGTGATGTGGGTGAAATCGAGATTCTCAAGTTGTTGCATGACTTCCCAGCCGTAATATTATTTATTATTGGTCTCTATACTGGAAAGAAATTCTCAGAAAGTAGTGTCGAAATATTTGAACAGAGGGTGGAGAGAATCGAGGCTAAAGTTGATATGATACATGATGACATTTGTAAGGTCAACGATCAAGTTAGAGAATTAACCAAAATTGTACATCAAGTATATGGGCAACTTAGTGTAAACAAAGATTTTAAAGGAGGAGCCATATAACAATGATAGAATACATAAAAACTAATCTACAAAAAGCATTGAAATCACAACTTACGTTTGCTATTGGAAATCTTGAACAGTTGCAAGAAAAGATTCCTAATGTTGATGTATATCGTTTAGCATCTACAAGCTATCGATTTCTTACAACATTATTACATGTTTACAGTGACCTTGTGGTTGAAATGATTGCATCACCTTATACTTACAAAGCTATTACATTCTTTGTGCTTGATACTAAGTTTCTAGTTTGGAAAGCTTGGTTAGAAACTTTATCTGCTTTATATAGATTCTACTTGCTAGATAAAAGCATTAACGGAAATTTTCCAAGCATTGTTTTAGATCTTACGAAATGTGCTAAACAACTTTATGAAGATATGCTTAGAAAGAAACAACATGAATTCGGTGAATATGGTGAATTGATTGACTACTTCTTGAAGTTGCATGATAAAACCTACAATACTTTCTATGAAAGGTTGTCAGCAATTGTATCTACTCCTATTAATAGTGAAATTGATGCATTCAATCAAATTCAGAAGATTGCTCAAGAAATCACTCTATGGATGCAATATACTACACTTGAAATCATATCATTAGATCGTTGTTTATATGGCGATAAATCTATTGTAGTAGGAGCAAGTACAATCACAGTTATATTCAAAACTGGCCTTAATATGGTGAAAGAAATCAAAGAGTTACTTGGTATTGATAATCCTATCATTAGATTTTCATCACCAGATCTTGCAAAATATGAGTATCTCTTTGCCGAGGAGGCTGTTGCTAATGAAATTGCGTAATATTGCTGAAAGTTACCAATCTCTTATTGATGAACTTTCTAAACATCTTAAAGTTGTAAACAAATCAACATTCAAGTATATGCTTAAAGATGATCACAAAGCTGTGTTAGAGTCCATCATTAAAGACCAAGAAACAGTAAATCTACTCACAGAAAGTACAAGCATGTTTAACAAGGATATCATATCAAATTTCATTGATATAGCAAAGACATCACTCAAGATTAAGTCAGAAAATCTTAAGAAAATTATCGCTGGAAAAGTTGGTAATGAGACTAATATTGAAGAGAAAGTAGATCTTTATATTGATATAGCTTTGATATATGAAGCAACAAGAATAGCTTTCAATGAAGATGCTGCTAAAAAACTTGTAGAAGGTGTTGTCGGTGCTTACAAAAGAAGGCAGGCATCCCTTAAGCATATTAAAGGTTATGTTGCATAACTATGGATGAAGGGTCTAGTCCTATTCATTTATATCGGACTAGACCCGAACCACTTTTCACTCAAAAAGGAGGCTGATATGGATTTCGCAGATCTTCTTGTAAAAGCTAAACTACCACAAGATGCTCCTCAGCCAACAACTTCCAAGAAAAAGATTGTTAAATCTGAAACTATTATATCTTCTCAAAAAGATAGTGTTACTAGGAAACAATCTGGTAGAATTTCTACAGGAAATCTTGATGTTGAACTAAACTCTGATGTATTTCTAAGTTTGCTTAAAGAAGAATACAAAAAGAATCAGAAGGTATCTATGTCTTACCAAAAGAAATGGATTTCTCCTACTGATATATGCAATCTTTGTCCAAGAAAAGTTTACTATAGATTCACAAATGCTGATTATGAATTACAACTATTCTATCCTTATAGTGAAATCATTACTCATGTTGGTAATGCTGTACATGAATGGGTTCAATCATTACTTGCAAAAGTATACAAAGATGTGCAATCGGAAGTAAAATTCGAAATTCCAGAAAAGAAACTTAAAGGCTACATTGATCTAGTATATAAAACAAACGAAGATAAAACTATCATTCTAGAAATCAAAACTATAGGTGATGAAATACATGACAAACAGTTCTATGGCAAAATTCCTCATTGGAAACAGTTAGCTACCTATTACTGGGTTTGGACAGAATTGCTAGGTAAACAATGTGATAGTGTACAGTTAATGTATTTAAAGAGAGATTTCAAACCTCTCAAATTACCAGATGGTACAAGAGACTTACCATTCAAGATTTTCACAGCTGATCCTGTTAAATTATGGGAAACTTACAAAAACGATATACTTTGGATGTATGAAACTATTCTTAATGCAATCGAAAAGAAACAAGTACCAGATATTCCACCCAACAGGTTACAAATCATTAAGAGAGATGAATGTGGGTTTTGTCCATATCAAAAGATATGCTCAAAAGATGGTTTTGCTCATCAACAACAGAGAATTCAGAACTCTATTGAATGGATATTCTAAACAACAATAGAGGTCATAACCTATGAAGAATGTATCTCATGTAATCTATATGGAGACCAAAAGTTCTTCAACAGCATCTAAACCAGTAACTCCTACTTATGTACAATCTACACCTCCTACAGATGCTAGTGTTGGTGATTTATGGATAGATACATCCAAACAACCACCAAAAGTATTAAGGTATGATGGATCAACTTGGAAAGAGGTTACAGCACTTGATCCTAATGTTTTCATTGGAACTACAGAACCATCTAATCCTTATGATGGTTTAATCTGGTTGAAAAATGACACGTTGAAGCTTTATGCTTATATCTCAGGTTCATGGCAAGAAATATCTGGTGGATCATCAACAGTTTCAATCACAGGCGATGGTAAAACGATCAAAGTAGATGGAAATAAAGTGTCTGTATTATTCAACAATAGTGAGAAGGATAATCCAGGCTACGTTTGGGATAATAAGAGGATACAGAAAGAAGCTCTAATCAAAGCATTAATATTTGGCTAAGAAGGAGTTCGAGGAGGTAACATGGCGGAGTTTCTTTCAATTGAAGATGAGAACACAGAAACTTTCATTAACTTAGATAATGTGTTATCCATCAAATTCTATGAAGTTTACAATCGAATAGATTTTCTTTATGCAAATGGTCAAGCATACACTCTTACTGTAACTGAAGAACAATTCAAAGCTATTAAAGACCGCGTGAAGTCTTGCATGTAATATTGTTGGTGGATGGACCATAGAATTGATCCATCCACCAATCATTTTTTTTTTTCGGAGGATTATGAAATGCCTGGTGTAGCAAGAATTGGTGATGTATTTAAAGCTATTTGTTGTTGTCATTCAGGATGTGAAGATGTTTCTGGTGTAATTGTGTCAGGTTCTGCAAATGTATTTGCAAACGGTATAAACGTATCATTCTGCAGTGCTATCGGTATAGCATCATGTGGTCATACAGCTATAATAGTATCATGCAGTCCTAATGTTTTAGTAAACGGAATTGGTTGTGCAAGACTTGGTGATATTGTCAGTGGTTGTCCTAAAGGGGTAATAGTATCATCAAGCGCAAATGTTTTTGTTAATGGTTAACTTAACGAGGAAAAGGAGGCTATGATGAAACCTAAGAAAGCTTTAGTACTTCTAGTTTGTGAGACAGCAACTAAGAAATTCTATCATTCTTTCAAACAAGAAAACCTAGAAACTATTACAATTGATAGTTTCCATGAACCTACATGGAGGAAACTTATAGGTAAAGATTGGAAGAAACAAGCATTTGATGTTGCTAAAAAAGCTAGTGGATTCTTTACAGTAGACGGTGAAAAGATTCAAATTAAAAGTGAAGATGTTGATCACCTTATTAGTTTAATCGAGCATAAAGGTAGAATGAAACCTTTCACATTGAAACAGATCAATAAAATCCTATCAGGAGAAAAACCACAACCTGATGAAATTATAGATGATTTAACAATACCTGAGCATCCTTTTTGGGAGGCAAGAGTAGCCACTTTAGCATTACATGTTTATCCTTGCTATCATGATCCAGAAGAATTTACAAGATTGGTTTGGACTGTCAATGATATTCTGTCATTTATGATTGGACAAAGACTTTGGGATGATCAAAGATTTGATGAGCAGTTTGCATCTGCAATAACTGATTTGTATGAAGATAGTCCTAATGTTATAGAAAGCTTGGTTGTGCTTCTTATCCCAGAATTCCTCAATTACTATGAAGTTCAAAAAGGAAGTTGGACAAATAAGTATGAAGGTATGTATAATGAATTAGCATTTCTTCTGGAGCTATTAGATGGAGTAATCTTTAAGTTTGTATTGCTAGATCGTTGGTATAAAGAATTCAAAGAGCTTAATAAAACTCTATTTCCAATGAATAACATTGAAGATCCGTTATCTGAAGCATTAAGTGATGATTTTCGTTCTATGTTTGACTTGTTTGGTTCAGATGAATTACCACCACTTTTCTAACAAAGATGTTGGGTCTAGGATCTAAGTTGATCCTAGACCCATAAAACTACTAAATTTTTTCATGAAACTTTCTTTAATAACTAACATTAACAAAGCAACATTTAAGAAGTAGAGTTTAGAACAAACTAATAGCAAACAATTGTAAAGATTTGGGGTCGTTTCCAGGAAAGTTTGAAAGCTAATTCTAACAAGGTTGGGAAAGATAACGAGTTTACAAGGCTGGTCTACACCAATAGAGATTGTATCGAATTAGTAGTTGGGGTCAGGCCCATCTTTGGACCCAACCCCAAAAACAAAAAACAAAGGAGGTAAAGAAACATGAAAATCACCAAAACATACAAAACACAAAAAATTGGAAAACTTATGACTCCAAATCTTTACATCGATAAACCTAGGTCTGTAGCTATATGGGAATCAATTGCTGCAGACCTTGATTTTAACTCATATGGTGTTCTTAAAGCACTTTCACAACACGAAGTTTATAAGTTTCTTGACATAGACATCAATGAAACAAATGGACATGCTCATGTCTTCTTAAACATCATTCCTTGTTTGTCTTTCAACTTCTTTGAAACAATGCTTATTGAAAGTTCCTATCTTAACAAAACTCTCCAACATTTCATCTCTAGAGTTGTTGATGAAAATGGACATCAAATCTCATTAGTTTATGATTCACTCGTAAAGATTGCTCATGAATCATTCAACAAATTTCTGAAATCTGACAAAGCTACAGCATCAACAATTAATCATACATACAGAATACCAGTTAACATAGATTCTGAAGCATCCTATGAAGATTCAAAAACTTATAAGAGAATCAAACAATCTAACCTAAAACGTGACATTTCACATATTCTTCTACACAAACAAGCATACGATAGAGTTATAGAAGACATCAAACAAAAGCTTATAAAGTATAAGCTTGTTGCAACTCTAAACTACCAAACAAAGAAGAAAGCTAAAGGGTTCACAAGAAAGTATGACATTCACAAAGGTTTAAGAATTCTCTTTAGTGAACCCGTATATCAGGAAGGCCGCAGACAGGATATTTGTATGATTGCTACTGGCCTTCTAAAGCGTTACACAAATCTTGATTATGATCAAATTGCAAAAGTCATCCAGCAGTATGTTCCAAGAACAGATGAAGAATCTTCAAAAAGGCTTGATCCTGTTAAGTATGCAAAAACATACACAGGATTCTTACCAGGATACACAAAGTTCAGAAAACTTGTTAAAGAAGTCACAGGTGAAGATGTTGATCTTACCACAATTCAACAAACAACAAAAGATGGTTATATCATAGTTAGAAGAAAAGGAATCACAGAAAAATCAAGAATCTTTGTTGAAGAAGTTGCACAAGGTATCACAATCCTTATGCTTGTGCTTGCTTACTTTGGACAAAAGGTTACAGATATTGATTCTGATACTTTTACAGTTACGTTTAATTCAAAATCCGAAATTGCTAAACTACTGAAATATATGTGGAATAAACAAAATGGTCTTGATAGCAAAGTAATCAACAGAGCTTTGAAGTTACTCAGAAAATCTGATATTTTTGAATTCATTCACGAATCATCAAGGAAAGTTTCATTCACAATATCCAAAAGCAATGCAGAAAACTTATTTAAAAGGTTCATGATTGATCTTGACAATGGAGATGTGATCTTATACCAATTCTACTCAATTCTTAAAGGAAAGAACGATATAGAATTCAAACCAGAAGATGAAGAATTCAGATTCAAGAGTGGTGCTCTTTTATGCACATTGCTTATGTTTCAAATCCTTTCAAATTATGAGGAGTTTAGAAGACTTTTCACAGAAGCTATACATGATTGGCTTTTATTTGGCCAGAATAAGCTAAATCGCTATGCTAAATTTCTTAATGCTTACAATGAGGTTATAAGGTACTTCAAACAACAAAAGATCTATAAAGCTTTTAACATACTCAAAATTGTTGATATAAGGAGATTTAAAGATCTTGCATTACGCTACAAGAAAACTAGAAAGAAACTTTTCTATAGAATCCTTTTTGACAATGTGAGATTCATTCTTGATGCTATAAGACGATTCTTTAGAAGCTATAAGATTTAGACATTGCTAAACTAGATATGCGTATAGCACAGTTATTTGCATATTCGATTCTTTTAGAATTCTCATGCATTCAAAGAAGCTGTCTATCATTTCGATTAAAGATTCTTTAAGCTATTTGAATTCTTTTTTGCATATAGAAGTAAGCAAGGTATCTATGTTTCTTGTTGTCCATTTTGTTTTCAGATAATAGATAGCTTTACTAATTTTATATAGATAATATTAGATTAACTATTTTGAAACGTTTCCACTCAATAGATAAACAAATCAATCAAGCTATTCATACAATACAGGATTGGAGAAGCTTTGCTAGATGGTTATTCATTGATAAGCATCTAGTTTACATAAGCTATGTTGAAGATTACCTACTTTGAAACTCTTTCTACATAAGCAAAATGTCTTTATTAGCTTCAACTATTGGGTCAACAGAAGTATGTTAGATCCATTTGCTTTTGTGTTAAGTTAGCTTTACTAATTTTATATAGCTCATAGTAATTCCGTTTTAATGAAACTCTTCCTGTATGATTCACCATACTATTTGAAGGTTCATTGAAGTTACAAAGATAAGATATAGCTGACTATAAAGCTTTGTTTTTTTTTTTGATTCTCAAGTATAGTAAGCATTACTAATTTTATATAGCTAATATTAGATTAACTATTTCGAAACGTTTTCGTGATTTTGTTTTAGAAGATTCTGTTAGCATGATGATTAAGCATTTTAGACTCTTCTTTGTATGATGTAAGGCTAAGCAAAGTTTTTGTGTGTTACTTGAAGACTGTTTGAGACATTGTTTTCTTGATATATGATAGCTTTACTAATTTTATATGGGTAATATTAGATTAACTATTTTGAAACCCTTCCACAATAACATTTCATATTCGAGTCTGCAGGAAGCATACGAAACATTTAATGACCTATCAATTATTAATGGAGGTTATGATGGCCAACAAAAACAAGAATAAAGGTAAGTATCTTGAAAATATCGTATCAAAAACAATACAAGAAGCATGGAATCTCAATGAGTTTGAAGTACATAGAAATCAAACATCAGGTATATTTCAGACAGAATTTGGTGACATATACTTCAAGGATTTAGATATCATAATAGAATGCAAAAATCAAGAATCATGGGACTTCAAACATATTCTCTTTTGGAGTAAACCTATTACAGACTTCTGGAATCAGCTAATTAAAGATGTTGAAAAATTCAGAAAGAAACTCCAAAAGGAACCCCTTTATTTTCTTGTAGTTGGAAAATCTAGATACCCTAAGTTTGCAATCTTTGATATAGTGAATCTTCACGAAAATCGAGTGCTAACAAACTTCAATCTTGATTTGTTTGTAAATCATACCAATTCATATACAATCATTAACCTACCTAATGAGCCAAAACTTTGTTGTGAATTGCAAGAATCATTGAAAGCACTCAAATTATTCATCAAGAGGAATGGATAAGATGCTTAATATTAGGCTATCAAATGAACGCGAAAAAAGAACAGTAATGATTTGTTTAGCTTTGTATGCTGCAAATTTCCTTGCTAACAGAATACCATCAAAAAAGATGGGAGTCATATATGGAGCTACAACAGCTGTAGCAGCTGTATTAACTGTAGCTTCAAGAATATCTGGTATTAAAGAAGCTCTTGGTGACTTATCTATTAAGTATAAAAGAAGTATGCCATATGATATAGTTGCTGATTACATTAACAATACAATGCTTGAAAACTTAGTTTCATATATGGTAAATATCATTGTGCAATCTTTCACTTTACAACCTTACAATACTAAAGCTCTAAAATCTATGATAAAAGATAAAACGAAGCAAAGCACATACTTTGTTGTTGGATTCATTGTAGGTGTAATCATTGGATTGATTATCATAAAGAAGTATTACAAAGCTTTATCAGGTAAAGATATCAAGAAAATCATTCAAGATTTACCTAAAGGTGTAGCATTAGCTCTTAATACAACCAAGAATAGTGTTTTTGTTGCGTTAGTGCAATTCATAGCTTTTGTATTTGCATCACTTGGTCTAATGCAGATAATAGTAGCATTTTTCAAAGCCTTAAAAGCAACCATCAAAGGAGAAAGAAATCTTGTTGATGCACTCAAGAAAGAATTCAAATTGAAACAGATTTCAATATCCACAAACTATCTTAAACGTTTGGCTATGATTTACTATTACATTAAATTCAGAGGTATTAAACCTAAACAAGCTTTGATGCAATTCAAACTTGTTAAAAGAAAATCAGCACTTAAAGATTTAAGAGACCTTAAAAAGGAACCAAAAACACCAGAAGGTAAGAAACTTTATGAAGCAATACAGTTAGTAAAAGAAGCTTTAAAAAGAGCTGGAAAGAGACTTAATATCCCAATCTATGCAGCAAGATATCCATACTTTAATGCATTCTTTGAACCTGTAGAAAGAATGATTGTTATACTTGTTGATAACCGTGAATTCAAGAAACTCACAGCAAGAGAAATTGCAGCTATACTTCTTCATGAGATTGGTCATGCAAATGAATTAGAATCTGTTTATGCAACAGCATTACTAGGTACAGCTGCTGTTGATGTCACTTTATCGTTACTTACAATACTTTTACTACCTTACTTTCTTAAGCAAAATCCTGTTAAAAGATCTGTTAATGTAGTATTAGAATCTTTAGCTATTTCACAACTTGGTTTGGCTCTTGATTCATTTGGAAGACAGGAAGAAATGGCGGCTGATGCTTTTGCTACTGCTTTAGGATTTGGTACAGACTTAGCATCCGCTCTTGAAAAGTTACATGCAGATCACAATATGGATCCATCTGTTGAAATGATGTATGCTGCCGATCCTCATGATATTCCACAAAGGCGTATTAGAGTAATTCGTGAATTAGCATATGAATTGGCTAAACAAGAGAAAGATATAGTCACATTTGCATAGAAAATGGGCCTGGAATCAGAAAATGGTTCCAGGCCCAACACTTTCACCGAAAAATTTAGAATACTTCTTTTATTTTAGTTTGAAAAATGATGATGAATGTCTCCACTTTTCGTAACAATTTTCATCCCATCTTTCCATTGTTTCGAAAAAAGCTACTGGAGGTTTCATAATGCCTGGAGAAATTTATGTAATCAAAAGAGATGGAAGAAAGGAAACTTTCAACTTCAACAAAGTAATGAAGGTTGTCGACTTTGCATCCAAAGGTCTACAAGATGTTGATCTGCAAGAATTCTATCAAGAATTTCAATTCGTATTCAAAGTAGGTATAACAACAAAAGAATTACAACAGAAGTTGATCTCTACTGCAAACAAACTAACCGTTAAGGATGGACAAGTAAATCCTGATTACTCTATATTTGCTAACAGACTTTTCCTTATGGACTTTTGGAAAGAGTTTAAGCATAGAAGGGAAGAAGAATACAATACAATGACGGATGAATTTGGTTTCTTCAAGAATAGCGATAAATGGATTGAGCATCTTGAAAAGTATGTTGAATTAGGAGTTTATGATGAAAGGATTTTGAAAATATCAAAAGAAACCTTAAGACATCTCTATACATATGCAAAAAGAGTCAATATCAAGTTTGATGATGGCATGATTGGTTGTGGTCACTTTATGTGGAATAACTTTTTCTATCAAACTTTGAAATTCTACAAATCATACCTTATAAGATATGAAAGTTTTCCAATTGAAAACTTTGATGAAGCATTACTGCTTATAAGCATAATGGGTTTCTATCCTGATTATAAGCAAGATAAAGAGTTGTTTATCAAAAATGTAAAGCAATTTTACTGGCATTTGGTAAGCTACCATTTTATACCAGCCACTCCTCAACTATTAAACTTAAGGAGAAAGGATGGTAATCTTTCCTCTTGCAACATCTTTGATATGAATGATAATCTAGAATCTATAATGTATACAGCATCCCAAGTAGCATTCATATCAAAAAGAGCTGGTGGTATTGGTGTTTATGGTGGCAGACTTAGACCTTCAGGTTCATATCTGATGGGTAATCCTGGTTTAGCAAATCATTTCAACATGTGGGGTAAGATCTTCAATGATGTTATTGTAGCTGTAAATCAAGGTGGTATAAGAAAAGGCTCTTGTACGATTGCTTTACCATGTTGGCATAAGGACATCATTGAATTCATTAACTGCAAAAATCCATTAGGTGACCAAAGACTTAAGCTATATGACATCTTTCCACAAATTATCTTGAATGATACATTTATGAAGGCAGTAGAAAATAATGATGATTGGTATCTTGTAGATCATTACGAAATACAAAGGCTTGATCCCTCTATCAATTTAATAGATGCAATAGGAAAAGAGTTTGAGCAACAATGGGAGAAAGTAAAGCAATACATTCAAGATGGTAAACTTAAGAATTACAAGAAAATCAAAGCCAGATCTCTACTCATAGAAATTGGAAAAAATGTAACAGCAACAGGTCTTCCTTATGTCTTTTTTGAAGATACAGCAAACAACTACTCCCCATTTAAAGAAAAGATTTACTGTGGTAATCTTTGTATGGAATCATTCAGTCCATTCAAAAATACAAATCCTGAGCATAGGAAACTTCATGAATGTATCAAAGAAAATGAGCAAGGTTATGCACATTCATGTAATCTTTTCTCATTGAACCTACCAAAGCTTTATGAAGATAGTATTCTATTTAACAATGAAAAGTTACAAAAGTTAATGTATCTTGTTGTTAGATATATGGACAATATTCTTGAAATGTCTGTACCACCTGTTGTGGAGATTAAAAATCATAATAAGCTTTACAGAACCGTTGGTATTGGATTCTTAGGATTAGCAGATCTATTTGTCAAGCTCTCATATGATAGAAATACACTATACACCTATAGATTCACAACGAGAGGTATGTCTCAAGCAGATGAACTAAAACTTAAAACTCAAACATTGATAATGGAAATCTTTGGTCCTATCACATTTTATGGTATTAGAGCTTCTGTTGATTTAGCTAAAGAGAGAGGACATGCATCAGGATACAACAATACAAAATGGAAAGATGGTATAGCTTTAGGTCGGATTGATTTAAATAACATAGAGGATGCAGCTGAAAGTTTCCTTGTTGATGTAAGTAGCGTAAAACAGTTGAAAGAAGATTTGAAACTATATGGTATTCGTAATACCATGTTATTCAATTGTCCACCGAATACATCAACATCCATATATGCTGGTACCACTGCATCAATAATGCCTGCTTACGCACCATTCCAAACAGAGTCTCAAAGGAATGCTACATACTTTGTCTTTCCTAGATACATCAAATATGGTCCTCTTATGTATGATTTCATTGTAACCTACGATGATAAGGATACGTTGGATCTTGTAGATATCATAGCTACTATTCAAAGATATATAGATTCTGGAATCTCATTTGAATATCCAATCAACCATAAAAAGATCAAGAATGTACCTGTCTTCTTCTATCAGTTTCTCCACAAATGTTGGAAGTCAGGTATTAAGACCTTGTATTATGCAAGAAATATCACAATTCAAGGTTCACAGGAAAAGGATGAATGTATTGGATGTGCAAACTAAAAACTATGAATATATGAGGTGAATGATGTCAACATTATATATAACTGTAGCAATTGTGATATTCGTTTTAACAACAATTGGTATTCTTTATTCGATTTGCAAAGATTATGGAAAAGTTACTTTAAGCGATTTAGGTCTAACATTAACCATAACAGCTACTCTTTCATATTTCTGGCTACCTGTGTTATGTGGTTTGATTGCATTAGCTATTTTTGCATTAGTTTACTACATTGATGCAAAATATTTTGGTTTATTCGAGAAACTTTCGAAATGGATGGATAAGTCAATTTTCACTTGCAAACTAAAATAGAAAAGGAGGGAACTATGAAGTTTAACATTGAACGAGTATGTGTAAATGCTCTATCGGAAAAGAAGTTTGAGGAATCTCTTCAAAGAATCAAGTCTATCATTTTTGAATCGTCTAAAAATGTAAGCGTTATAGGCATCAACATCAAGAACGAGAAACAATTCATTATCGAAGTTGCTGATGGTGATAAACTTGGTGAATTCGTAACCATGAAAAACATTGAAAGTATTCTTAGAAAAATGATTGAAACATCTTCTGTTAAGAGATTTGATGTTGATATTGTGATACCTGTTTCTTTTAGCCCAATTTCATTTAATACATGGGATAATAGAAAAATCCTATCCAAAACACCAGATCTTTGTAAGAAGATTTCTGATTACGTTGTCAATCATGTAACGATTATTGCTGAAGAAGTTTAACGAAGAAATAAATAGGGAAGTGACCTAGTTTAGGTTGCTTCCCTTATTTGGAGGATGATTATGCTTAAGATTTATTGCTCAACACCTTTTAAACATTACAAAGAGATGGAAGATTTAGTTTATCTTGCATTATGCAAAAGTAAAACGGTTGACAATCATTGCAAATTCATACTACCACAATGTTTAGAATCTGAGTTAGAATCTTTTGTGTTTTCTGATTTAAAAATGCTTGAGGAATCTGATATACTTCTTATTCACATTCCAGAACCATCTGTAGGTGCTTGTGCAGAACTGGGATATTTTAAAGCATGTAATCCAACCAAGCCTATTATTGGTTACAAGTGCATGATTCATCCTTGGATAAAACACCTATGTAATTTCCAGATTGATCATGTAGATCAATTGGTTGAAATCTTAGAAACAATGATTCTTGGGAAGAAAGAGATTTCACCATACAAACAGGGAGGTTAGCTAATGAATCTTATACCACAATTCTTCAACAGGGACGGTAATGACGATGTTTCTCTAAGAGAATTGCTTTACTCAGATCAAGCTATTCAAAATAGCACAGGAACATGGAACCTTAACAAGTCTAAAAGAGGGTTTGCTGATAGATTCTTTGAAAGCCAATGGGCATTTTTATGGAGACCTGACGAAATTGATATGTCTCAAGATGCATCACAGTTTCATTCATTAGATCCAAGAATTCAATTTAGCATTGAAACTACATTATCCTTTCTTCAATACATAGAATCATGTGTGGCTGAAAACCTAATCTTAGTAAAACTAGTAACTAATGATTATGAAATCAAGAGAGCTTTAGCTTTACATGAAATGATAGAAGCTGGAATCCATACAGAATCTTATCAAACTATACTTAAAGCTTTATGTGGTGAAGATGATAAAAGAATCAATGAAATCTATTACAGATTTAAAGATTTCAAACCATTAGCAGAAAGAAACTATCTAATTTCAAGAGAGTTTCAATCACTTAGAGATCTTGTATGGAATGGTTCGTTACATGCAGATGAAAAGAAATTCAAACAACAAGTATTTAGAGCTCTAGTACAAGATTACTTTATAGAAGGTGTAGTATTCTATGCTGGTTTCAATCTATTCCATTTTATGGAAGTGGAACATCAAATTCTATCAGGAGCTAATAGGAATATAGTACTTATCAGAAGAGATGAAGAATTACACGTACCTCTATTTGCAAATATTATAAGTACATTCAAAGTTGAATATCCAGAATTCTATCATGAAGATATCATCTATGAAATAGCTGAAAAATCTGCTAATGCTGATATCACATTCTATTCTGAAGCTTATGGTGATAACATACCAGGACTCACAACAAAAGTCATTGAAACATATATTAGATTCTTAACAGATAAGAGATTAAAGCTACTTGGACTAAAACCATTATTCAATGTAGATAAGAACCCATTAGAGCATATCGAACTTATTGCAATGGGTTCTGAAACCAAAAAAGCTTCTTTCATGGAAACAGGTAATACTGATTATCAACATGTATCTGCAAATTGGGATGAAATTTTGAATCTATAGAAGGGGTTGTTAAAATGGCAAATAAGAAACAAGTTGAGAAAGTTGTGGAAAAAGTTATCAGCGTATCTTTTGATCCTGAAAAGGTTTACAAGTTTGCATTGGAACTTCTTGAACCAAAAGGTAACATACAAATCGTACATATACTACGAGCAAAAGATCCAAAAGAACTTTATGCTAAACTTGTAAAAACTGTAGAAAACACGCTTCTCAAAGATGCTTCTGAAGATGAAAAGAAGAAAGCTGCTAAAATTGCATCCAACATAGTCAAGAAAATACAACTTTCTCAAGTAAAACCTGCATATAAGCAAGAGGTACAGAAATACAGAGATGCACTTCAAGTTGATGTAGCTAAGACATTAATTACTGGTATTGCGCTAGTTATAGTTGGTATTGCATTAACAAAGAAATTTGCAGAAACATTCAATCCTATAACAGCTGTTAAGAAACTAGTACAACAAGGACAAAAACTTAAAGCTGCTGTATTGGCTATTATACTACTCTTTGGAATTGGATTGATTGTACTTGCATCTTATAGGTACTACAAGAAATACAAAGCTAAGAAAGAAGCAAAAGAAAAACTCCCTGAGATTGCTAAAGAAATTGCTAAAGATCTTCTATTCCAGAAAGGAAACAAGACAATCAAGACTGATTTTGAGATTAAGCTTGATAATGAATAGTGTAGAATTCCCGAGGATCTATTTTTGCTTTGGTCCTCGGGAACGCCAACTTTATGTTGAAAAAGCATTTATATTATACCGATGGCTCTAGGATCATTTTTGGTCCTAGAGCCAACCATTTCATTCGGGGGGGGGGGGTTGATT